TCGCGGATCACGACTGAGGTCCGGTATCTGACGGACGCGGCGGTGCGCACGCTGATGCGTGCCGAGACGGGCGCTGAATTCTTCTCCAGCCCGCAGCGGTACGTCCTCGGGGCATCCGAGGACGCATTTACCGGGATGGAGCGGTGGTCGGCGATCACGGGCCGTCTGCTCGCGCTCACGGTCAACGAGGAAGGCTCAACGCCTACCGTCGGCCAGTTCACGCAGCTGTCAATGGAACCGCATCTCGCAATGTATCGCCAGCTCGCGCAGAACTTCTGCGCCGCGACGAACCTCCCGATGAGCACGGTCGGTATCTTCGGCGACAACCCCGCATCGGCAGAGGCCATGCAGGCCGCTGAGTACCAGCTCTCCGACGAGGCCGATTACCAGTGGCGCATCTTCACACCCGCGCTGCGTCGCCTCCTCCAGGACGTCCTCATGATCCGCGACAGGCTCACGGAACCACCCGAGGAATCGTGGGACATGGCGATCAACTACACGCCGACCCGCTACGTGAGCCCGCAGGCAAGCGCGGACGTGATCGCGAAGATCGCATCCGCGCTGCCCGATGTTGCGACGACGACCGTCGGCCTGCGTCGCGCCGGCTTCACGCAGGCCGAGATCGAGCAGGTCCGAGCAGAAAACGCACCCGGCAAGGCCGCGTCGCTCCTCGAACGTCTCGCAGGCTCCGGCAACCTTGACGCGCCCGCCGCTCCCGAACAGCAGCCGCAGGAAGCGGGGGGGGAGCTGAGGATCCCGTCGCGCTGAAAGCCAAGTTCGACGCGCTCGGCGTCGCGATCCGCGCAGGCATCGAGCCGCAAGACGCGGCGCTGAGGCTCGGCCTCGACGGCCTGCGCTTTACCGGCGCTGTCCCCGTATCCCTGCGCATGCCAGAGGCAGACGCAGACAAGCTCGAAGCAAAGTAACGGGCAGGAGGCGAGCCGCGTGTCAAGGACAAGGAAAGAGATCACGCGGTTCGCCAAAGCTCAGAAGCAGTGCGCACGCCTCGCAAGACGCGACCTTGAGCGCTTCTGGAAAAAGCTCGACACGACCGACGTCGTCGCATGCCGCGAAGCACTGGAGGACTTCCTCCCCCAGCTCGTGCAGGCATATGGCAACGTCGGCGGGCAGCTCGCCGTCGAGTGGTACGACCGCCTGCGACGAGCTGCCGGCGCTCGCGGCGAGTACACGCCGAAGCCTGCGCCGTTGCCTCGTATCGAGGTAGTGCATGCCAGGATCCGCAGTGCGCTGAACCCGCTGGCGCGCACCGGGGATGCTGAGGCCTCGCTGGAAGCGCTGTCTGAATCGACGGAGAGCTGGGTGAAAAACTCGGCGCGGCAGACGGTCTCAGACGCCGCGGCGAAGGATCCCGCGAAGGTTCGTTTCGCCCGCGTCCCAACCGGCGCGGTGACTTGCTCTTTCTGCATGATGCTCGCCTCGCGCGGGTGGATCTACGCCTCGGAAAAGTCCGCTGGTGCGTTCGATCGCTACCACGCGCACTGCGACTGTCAGGTCGTGCCCTCATGGGCCAGCAAGCCCGCAAGTATCGCGGGCTATGACCCGGAGGAGATCAAGAAGCGGTACGACGCCGGAGAGTTCGAGGAGGACACGCGCAAGCGATCCGGCGGTCGCAAAAAGCCGGCAGACGAACCGACAACTGACGGCGAATGAGTTTCCCCTACGCGAGGGGCAAATCGCGGAACCCTGAGCGCCGACGGGCGCCGCACAAGTACGGACAACAGGAGACACCATGCACAACGCAGACACCAACACCGACGCAGCCGAAGCCAACGCGACGGAAGCGACCGATAACCAGGCCGCGCCCGCTGACCGTCACGCCTTCACGCCGATTACGACGCAGGAGGATCTGGACAAGGTCATCGGCGCACGCCTGGCGCGCGAGCGTGACAAGTACGCCGATTACGACGATCTCAAGGCTGCAGCGAGCAAGCTCGCCGACGCCGAGGCCCGTCTCGCTCAGATCGACGCACAGGCGGCGCTCGACAAGATCCGAAACGACGTCGCACAGGAAGCCGGAGTCCCCGCCGACCTGCTGCGCGGCTCGACCAAGGACGAACTGACCGCACACGCATCCGCGCTCGCGGAGGCGTTGCAGGCGCGCCCGTCGGTGCCTGTGATCCCGACGCAGGGGGCGACCCCGAGTGTCTCCGATGCTGATTCTGCTCGGCGCGCTTTCGCGCAGGAGCTGTTCGGCTCGAAATAATCTCTCATTTCTCGGAAGGAGCCAACTGTGGCTATTTTCAACACCACCAACACGTCCGTGCTGCTGCCCCGCGAGATCGCGGACGGCATGGTCAAGAAGTCTCAGTCCCTGTCGACTGTCGCTCTGCTCTCGCAGCAGAAGCCGATGCGCTTCGGCAAGCAGGACATCATCGTTTTCGACAACCTGCCGAAGGCAGAGTTCGTCGAAGAGGGCGCCGACAAGGCCTCGACCACGGGCTCGTTCTCGTCCGTGTCTGTCGCGCCCCACAAGGCGCAGGTCACCATGCGCTTCAATCAGGAGGTTATGTGGGCAGACGAGGACTACCAGCTCGGCGTCCTTGACGAGCTGGCGCAGGCTGGCGCTGAGGCTCTGTCTCGCGCTCTCGACCTCGGTCTCTACCACGCGATCAATCCTCTGACGGGCACGAAGGTCGCGTCGTGGACGAACTTCGCGGCCGCGTCGACGAAGGTCGTCGAGATGAAGGGCAAGACCGCTGAGGCCGACGCTGCCTTCCGAGCCGCTGTCGGCCAGGTCGTGAACGGCGCGAACCCGGCGATGGTCACGGGCGCAGCGTTCGACCCGAAGTTCTCCTGGGCACTGTCCGAGCTGCGTCGCAAGGACGGCGCGGGCGACACCTCCGATCAGCGCTACCCGCAGCTGGGCTTCGGCACGAACGTCTCCGAGTTCCTCGGCGTTCCCGTCGCTCAGGGCAACACGGTTTCGGCGACCCCCGAGGCGACCGACACCAAGGTCCGCGCGATCGTCGGTGACTTCACGAACGGTGTCCGCTGGGGTATCCAGCGTCAGCTGCCCGTCGAGCTGATTCAGTTCGGCGACCCGGACGGCCAGGGCGACCTCAAGCGCAAGAACCAGGTGGCTCTGCGCCTGGAGACCGTCTATGCCTGGTACGTGTTCACAGACCGCTTCGCGCTCGTCAAGGAAGCTGCCTGACGTGGAACCGTGGGCTACACCAGGAGACCTGGAGGCCCGCTGGCGCCCGCTGACCGACGCTGAACGCGCTCGCGTGAGCATGCTCATTGAGGACGCGCAAAGCCTCGTGATGGACGAGTGCCCGAACTGGCAGACCACCAGCTCGGGCACTCGCATCCGGGTCATCTGCGCGATCGTCAAGCGCGCGATGACGGCCCCGTTCGCTGATGAAGGTCTCACGGGTATCTCAGCAGCAACGGAGACGACCGGACCGTTCTCGCAGCAGCTCACGTTCGCGAACCCGTCCGGCGACCTCTACCTGACTAAGGCTGAGCGCCGGGCTTTCGGCGCAGGCCGTGGCCGCGCACTCGAGATCGACCTCCTCGCATCACGGGAGGACTCCTGATGATGCAGAAGTGGCGGACCCCAGTGCAGGTAGAAGGCCGCACGCGACGCGACGCGGACGGCTACCTCGTGCAGGACAGCGCGGCACGTCTCATCCCCGGGTGCCTCATCGCACCCGGCGCGTTCACGGTCCCGGGGCTGCTGGAGTCGCCGACGTCGGAACAGCCCGACGACCAGGCAACGCTGTACGCCCCGCCGGACGCGCGGTTCGAGGTCGGCGACACAATCGTCGTCCCGCGTGCCCATCCGCTCGGCGGGAAATGGCAGGTCGAATCGAAGCCGGCGCCCTGGCCGCGCGGCGTGGCCGTGACGATCAAGCGGAGGTGACCACTTGGGCGGCTTCAAGCGCGACACGCAAGCGATCGACGCTTTCCTGCGCAGCGGAGCCCTCGCGCCAGCACTCCTCAAAGAGGCTGAGCAGCTCAGAGCCGCCGCAGCCGCAGCCGCGCCTCGCGGCTCATCGGACAAAGGCGGGCACCTCGCCGACTCGTACAAGGCAGAAACAGCGAAAGCGCCGCTCTACCAAGGCGGTCCTGTCCGAGACGTGGGCCGCGTCTACAACGACGCGCGCCACGCACTCGCGGTGGAATTCGGGCACAGAAGCAGAGCCGGGAACCCAATTCCCGGGGCGCACACGCTCGGCAAGCTGATCGGCTCGAAGTCTAAGAGGAAGCGACGCTCATGACGTACACCGACGCAGTCCAGGTCATCCGCGATGCGATCACCGCGGCGACCGGCATACCAACCGCGCGAGTCCTGCAGCCCGGCTTCACAGACGGGCCGCTGCCACTCGCACACGTCTCACTCGTACAAACCCAGCCGGGGGACTACGACCGAGACGACACGATCTCCGTCTCCATCTACGCAAAGACACCAGCCTCACCCGCCGAAGTCGGAGCCGCCGCGCTCGCGGACCAGGTCGAGGGGGCGCTCAGCGTCCGTCCAGTGGTCGGGTCTAGCGGATGGGTAGATGCGGCGGAGGTCGACTCAACCCTGGGCGTGCAGCCTTACTTCGAGGCTGTCGAGGTCGTTCATATGACGGCAACGGTCACGCACAGGCCAATCTCAGAATGACATCAACTGACATGAAGGGAAGGCTCGCATGACCACCATCGAAGCCCTCAAGAAGAAGCATAACCGCACGATGAACGTCCGTAAGGGCTTGAACGCGCTGGCGTTCCTGGCCCCGATGACGGCGACGGTTCCGGAGGCGATCACCGACGCAGGCGGTGCCCTCAAGGAGATCCCGACGGACTTCCTGCCGCTTGGCCTGATCTCGACGGACGGCATCACCAACTCTGCCGACGCGAACACGGAGGACGTGGAGGCGCTCGGCTATGCCGAGGCCGTCCGCACCGACCTCACCAAGGCGCCTAAGACCGTGAAGTTCACGGTCCTTGAGCCGATCCGCAAGACCATTCAGCAGTTGGTCTATGGCATCGATCTCTCGCAGACCAAGGCGTCCAAGACCACGGGTGAGATCGTTTTCGACGAGGCCGCGACCCCGGCTCTCGCCGAATACCGTCTGCTGATGGTCATGGCTGACGGCCCCGCCGCCGATGAGTGGATCGTCGGTCGTTGCTACCCGCGCGTGAAGCTCTCGTCCCTGCCGGACGAGAAGTGGGCAGCCAGCGACGCGATCCAGTTCGACCTGGAGTTCTCGGCCTTCATGGACGAGACAGCCGGCACTTCCTGCCGCCACTACATCGGTGGCTCCGGCGCGATCCGTCACCGCGACGCGATCGGCTTTGAGCAGGCCAACTGACCTGCTCTCGATCTCGGGCGGGCCGTGGTTGATCTCCCCACGGCCCGCCCGTCCACACCTCACGCATGGAGATCCCCTCACGGATAGGACCCCTCATGAAGTTCCTCAAGACTGTCAAGACCGATACCGGCGACGAGCTCCAGCTTGAGCGCGAGACCGACGCTGCCGTCGAGCAGAACCAGCTCATCTCGCAGGGCTGGGAACCCGCCGACGACTCGAAGGACGGCGGCGAGAAGCCGACGCTGCCTGCGCCTCCCACCTTCAACAAGTAACCAACCGCCAGACAAATAACTAGGAGATCACACATGTCTGACCAGATGAAGCCCACGTTCACGTTCAATGCCCTCGCGAAGCTGGAGAAGGCTGCGGCCCCGGCCCCGTTCACTTTCGGGATCGGAAGCCAGGTCATCGCCTTCCCAGATCCGTTGAGCCTCACGCCCGAGGCCGCTGAGAAGTTCATGGCCGCGATGGAGTCCTCGAAGGCTCCGACGCAGATGATCCGCACCTGGCTAACCGCTGAGGATGCGGAACTTCTCCTCAGCAAGCTCAACATGCGCCAGCTCGGCATCCTGATCCGTCAGGCTTCCGAACACTATCAGGGCATGCTGGGCGACGCGGGGGAAGGCAACGCCTCTACGACCGATTGACTCGGTACGAGAGGCAGATCATCTCTGATCTAGCGGAGCAGGGCTGGGATGCGCCGGCCCTGTTCCGTGCCCGCCGCTGGCGCTTCCTGCTCACGCTCATCGACGGCCTCGGGTCGACGAGCAGGACGACCGTTGCGATCCTCAACGACCCGGATCGCTTCGAGGAGATCGCGCGCAGCGTCGCAGAGACCGAAGCGACCGCCGATGATACCGAGGCACGGATGCGTGAGCAGACGCCCGTCGTGCGTCTGCTGCAGGACATCTTTGATCTTGTGGCTGGCGCCTTCGGCCATAAGGAACCTTATCCGCGTCCGGTGTCGGCGGTCGAGCTCGCACTCGAGGATGCGCGCACCGATCACCTTCACAGCTTCCGAGACGAAGCCATGAAGGCCCTCCTCCCCCACTGGGAGGACAACGAAGAATAACTGCAGAGAGGAACCCCAGAATGGCTGGAGTCTACAAGGCGGGCACACTGTACGTCGACGTCGTTCCCTCCATGAAGGGTTTCTTCAAGACCGTCGAGGCAGACGCAAAGGCCCAGCTGCCCAACATCGGGCAGAACGCGGGTAAGGACTTTGCAAACGGCCTGCGCTCTGGCGTAGGTTCCAGCGGCGCCCAGGTCGCGAAGTCCATCAGTCAGCCTATCGACGCTGCCGCCACTGAGGCGAAGGCCAGCGTCGACAAGATGACGAGGAGCATGCAGGCCTCGACGGGCGGCATGCAGAAAGCTGCGGAGGGCGCGGGCCGCAGCTTCACGACGATGGGCGCCGAGGCTGGCCGCAGTCGCGGCCCTATCGAGTCGGCGACGCGCGACCTTGATGAGGCTGCGCAGGCAGCGGAGAAGGCCGCGCGGGGCACGCGCGAGGCGGGCTCGAGCTTCTCCTCTATGGCTGGCTTCGCGAAGAACGCGATCGCGCCTCTGGCGGCAATGGCCGCAGCCGTCGGCATCGGTGGCTTCGTCTCTGAGGCTATCGCCGCGTCCGACGCCACCCAGAAGTTCGCGGACACGCTGAAATTCGCAGGCATCGAGCCTGATCGGATCGAGGAGCTGGGAGCCGCTGCGCAGAAATATGCCGACGAGACCGTCTACGATCTGTCGGATATTCAGGGCATCACGTCGCAGCTTGCGGCGAATAACGTCAAGGATTTCGACAAGCTCGCCGAAGCGGCAGGCAATCTGAACGCGGTCGCGGGCGGCAGCGCGGAGACGTACAAGCAAGTTGGCCTGGCGCTCGTGCAGGTCAACGGCGCCGGGAAGCTGGCGACGCAGGACTGGAATCAGATCGCGAACGCAATCCCCGGCGCATCCGGCAAGATCCAGAAGGCCCTCCTCGACGCGGGCGCGTACACCGGAAACTTCAGGGACGCTATGGCCCAGGGCCAGATCAGCGCAGAGGAATTCAACGAAGCTCTCCTGAGCCTCGGCTTCGACGAGGTCGCAGCGAACGCCGCTCGCGACACGAGCCGTATTGAAAACGCCGCCGGAAACCTCCAGGCAACCATTATGGGCGGCGTAAAGGATCTCGTCGACTACATGAAGCCCACGATCACGGACCTGATGGGCTGGCTGTCCGACATGTTCTCGAATGCTTTCGGGTGGATCAAGGAGCACAAAGACCTGCTGGTCGCCCTGGGTGAGGGGATCGGCGTTGTGGTCGCCGCGTACTGGGGCTTCTCGGTCCTGACACAGGTCATCGAGTGGATCAAGAACACGACCTTGGTCCAAGAGGTGCTCAACGCCGCTATGGCTGCGAACCCCATCGGCTTGGCTGTCGTGGCTATCGGCGCGCTCGTCGCAGGTCTGATCTACCTGTACAACACCAACGAGGACGTGGCGAACGCGATCAATGCCCTCGGCTCGGGTATCGCAGAGTTCTGGACGACCAACGTCACACCCGTGATCGATGCTTTCGTCGACTACACGAAGAACACGCTGGTCCCGTCTATCGAGTCGGCGTGGGGCATCCTCACTACAGGCGACTACGACGGCCAGCTCTTCGGGCTCGAAGAGGACTCAGCCCTCGTCGATTTCTTCTTCACTCTGCGGGACGCGCTCCTCGCAGTCGGCGAGATCTCCTACAGGGCGTGGACGGACCAGATCAAGCCGTCCCTTGAGGCGGCGTGGGACTGGATCTCCGGCACACTCTGGCCGGGCCTCCAGAACCTCTGGAGCACCGTATTGCAGCCGCTGTTTGAGGGGATAGGCTCGGGCCTCGCGCTCGCCTGGACCGCAATCATCCGACCCACCCTCATGGCCCTGTGGACAATCATCTCCCGGGTCATCTGGCCTGTCCTACAAACCCTCTGGGAGAACGTCGTCAAGCCACTGTGGGAGGGCTTCGCCTCCTCGGCACAGTCAGCATGGGCGATCATCTACCCGGCCATGCAGGCGCTCGCGGCATTCTTCCGAGACACGCTCATGCCCACGCTGTGGAGCTTCTGGCAGGATGTAGTCGAGCCGGTCTGGACGAACGTGTCCACGTTCATCATGGCTGCGTGGGACAACGTGCTCTACCCGCTGTTTGATCTGCTGGTGACGGTTATTTCGGGCTCTGTCGGCCTGGCCTTCCAGGGCCTATGGGCAACCGTCACGATGGTCTGGAATGGGATCAGCTCGGCGATCCAGACGGTCTGGGGCATCCTCTCTCCGATCTTCTCTGCGATTGGCAGCGCGATCTCCTTGACGCTCGGCCCGACCTTCACGTGGCTGTATGACTCGGTCATTAAGCCGGTTTGGGATCAGATCTCGTCGGCGGTGCAGGTCGCGTCCTCTGTCCTGATCGACGTCGTCTTTCCGGCGATCAAGAACGCTATCGGCGGCATGAAGGAGAGCTTCGAGTCGTTCCGCCAGTCGGTCGAGTCCGTGTTCGAGAAGGTCAAGGGCGCCGCCGCAAAGCCGATCAATTTTGTCATTACGACTGTATATCGTGACGGCATTAAGGCCGCGTTCGATACGATCGCCGCGAAGGTCGGTCTGTCCGTCCGTCTCCCGGACGTGAAGGCTATCCCGGCCTACGCGACCGGCGGCGTTTTCTCCACCATGACACCCGGGTACTCCCCGGGCAAGGACATCTATCACTTCTACAGCCCGGACGGCGGCGGCGCGCTTCGTCTGTCCGGCGGCGAGGGCATCATCCGGCCCGACGCTCTGCGCGCTCTCGGCGGGAAGCCCTGGCTTGACAGGGTCAACGCCTCGCGCGGCTCAGGCCTCGCGACGGTCGGAGAGACAGGACGCCGCCGCGGCGAGGTCGCCTTCGCTAACGGTGGCATCTGGAACGCAGTCAAGGGCGGCTTCGCAGGCGCCCTGGATTGGGTCAAGGAGACGACGGAGGCGGTCGCGGAGATCGTTACCGATCCCGCCGCCGCGATTACGAACCTGGTGCTCACGCCCGCGCGTGAGCTGTTGTCCCCGAAGGACGGTAGCTTCTGGGAGTCCGTCGCATATGGCATCCCGCCGATGCTGTTCGACGGCCTCAAGAGCCTGTTCACCTCGAAGGTCAGCGAGTCCGGCCTCTCCGGCGGTGCAGGCCTCGTCGGCGCAGCAATGAAGGCCGTCCTCATGGGCGTTCCCTACGTCTGGGGCGGCTCGGGCATCCCGCCGGGCCTGGACTGTTCCGGTCTCGTTTACTGGGCGGCGCAACAGCTCGGCCTTGGCTGGCCGCGCCTTACCGCAGCCGGATACCAGTCCGGCTCGACCCCGATCCCGTGGGGATCGGCAACCCCCGGCGACCTCCTCTACTGGGGATCGCCCGCCTGGCACGTAGCCGTTTACGCGGGCAATGGTCAGATGATCGAGGAACCCAGGCCCGGCCTGAGCGCTCGCAAGACCGCGATCTGGGGATCCCCCAGCGTCGGCAGGTACGGTGGCGCGCGCAAGTACGACCGCGGCGGTTGGCTCCCCGACGGAGTCACTGCAGCAGTCAATCAGACCGGCCAGCGCGAAGCGATCCTCACGGCTCGTCAGTGGGCCGACGTGTCCGCGCTCGCGGCCAGCGGTGCGGGTGCTGGCGTCTCGTTGGAGGGCGCTCAGGTGAATCTGATCCTCGATGACGGCATCCAGTTCAGGGCGCACGTCGAGGGTATCAGCGCAGGTGTCCTCGCTCGCAGGAAGCAGCTCGCAGGAAGGAGCCGATGATGGTGCGGACAAATCTTTGCCCGAATCCCTCGTTCGCGTATGGGACGAATAGCTGGGCAAAGTATGCTCCATCATCGCTCCGAATCGCGTCTGATCCGGCTTCGTGGGGCGGGCATGAACGTCAGTCGCCAACATATCTGGTGGTTGACGTGCCCGCCCAGCTGCAGGGCCAGGTCGCTACTCCTGGGGTGGTTCCCGTATCGGCGGGGCAGGCGCTGGCGGTGTCGGCCTTGGTTCGCACGAGTCCTGGTATCGGCCTTGCCGTCCGCGTCGAGTGGACGGTCGCAGGTCGCAGTCAGGTCGCGTCTGCGCCGCTGCTGCTGACGTCGAGTGCGGAGGGCGATCGCCCGACGTGGGTCCACGTGGCCCCGGCGGGCGCCACGCAGGCGCGCGTGCGCTTTGAGGTCCACACCTCGGGCGCTCGGGACAATAAGCCCGGGTGGCTCCACCTGGACGACGTGATGATCGTTGCGGCGGCGTCCGTCGAGGAGGCTGTCGCTGACGCTGCGGCCTTCTTCGACGGGGACACACCTCAGCAGAGGATCGGCTACACCCAGCGCGCGATCACTCACCAGTGGACGGGCTCGAAGGGTCTGTCTACATCGCGCGAGGTTGAGGCCGCGCTGGATATGACACGGGAGCCGGTCGCGGTCGTCGAAGACGGCCAGGCCCCGCGAGTCCAGGTCGTCATCCCGGCGGCGCTCGCACCTGCGGGCACGGCATGCTACGTCGAAGGCGTCGCCGCGACGGGCTTCAAGTGGATCCCCCGCGCGGGCGTGTGGACGGGAACAGGCGAGCAGCGGGTGATCGGCGATTCTCTCGCGCCGATCAACACAGAGTTCCGGTACAGGCTGACGACGTCGCGGGGCGTCGAGGTGGAGTCATCGCCGGTCGTGCGCCGCTGGCGCGGACTGTCCCTCATGACGGATACGGCAGGCAAAATACCGGTCAACCTGCTCTGGCAGGGGACCGATCAGCGCGAGAAGAAGATGAGAGTCACCGAGCACGAGGTGCCCGGAAGGCCGACGCCGGTCATGGTGTATGCGCCGACGATGGGCGCGGGCACCGTCTCGCTGACGGCGCGCACGAACCGGCGGGATACTCCGGCGCTCGATCTCCTGCTGGGCACGCCGACCCCAGTCGCGCTGTTCCACAACCCTGAGCACTGCGTGCAGTGCCAGGCAGGCGTGTGCGACGTCGCCCTCGTGACGCTCATGTCACCGACATCCGTCTCGATGGAGCGCGCCCCAAGGATCGACGTCGCGGAGCGCACATGGACGATCAAGGGCACGATCACGTCCCTGCCGCAGGCCTCGACTCTCCTCGCTCTCTCGACGTGGGCTGACTTCGACGGTCGCGCGATCACGTGGCAGGCGCTCGACGCGCGCCGCCTCACGTGGGAGGGCTTTGATCGCACGATCTGGCAGGAGGAGAGATGAGCCTGACCGGCCCGGACGCGCGCATCCCAGACGACCTACTGCACTCCGCGTACACGCTGCAGGCGACGGTCGAGTCGTGGCTAGGCGACGAGTATCTCGGTGAGGTACCCGTCGAGGACGGCTCGGTCTCCTGGGACGCGACTCAGCAGGTGCAGGGCTCGCTCTCGCTCACAGTCCCGCGCGTCGGGTCGGCGAGTGAGGATGAGTCCTGGAGGGACTGGGATCCAACGGACCCGTCACACCCGCTCGCGTGCTTCGGTCAGACGCTCCACGTCTCATTGACGATCGCGTCGGTGATCCCCGGCGGCGGATGGTGGGACGTCCAACTCGGACGATTCATCATCACATCAGTCGATCCGGGGCCTTCGACAGTGCGGGTGACCGGCAAATCGTTGATGCACCGCCTCGAAGAGGACAGGCTAACGACGCCGCTTTCCCCCATGTGGAACGGAACGCTCGCATCCGAGATCCGTCGCCTGGTCGGCGGGCACATGGGCGTCGTGATCGACACCGGCCTCGTTGATCGCTGGTGCCCCTCGATGACATGGGGAGAGTCCAGGATCGACGCGGTCTACGAGATCGCGAAGGCATGGCCCGCGTCGATCCGCGAGGGCGGCGACGGCATCCTGTACGTGACCCCGCCGGTCTCACCGCCGGTCTCGCAGCCGAAGCTGCGACTCACGGACGACCTGGACGGCACAGTCGTCGGCGTCTCGTCCCAGGTCTCGCGCGACAAGGTATATAACCGCGTCGTCGCGCGCGGCCAGGACGGACACGACGAGGGCGCGCCGGCGTTCCAGGCGGTCGCGGATCAGACGACTGGCCCGATGAGGACCGACGGACCCTACGGTGTCGTCCCCCGCTTCTTCTCCTCGCCGCTCATCACGTCGCAGGAGCAGGCACGGAAAACCGCTGAGGCGATGCTCGCTGAGTCGATCCGCAGAAAAGTCAAAGTCCCAGTGGAGCACGCACCGGATCCGCGCGTCGCGCTCGATCAGCCTATCGAGATCGTCACGCAGCCTGTCCTAGCTGCTGAGCCGAAAACCCTCTGGGGCCTCGTGACCGCCTACGAAGTTCCCCTCACGTACAAGGGGACGCAGAAAACCGACGTGGAGGTGACGCTATGACGGTCCGCGTCATGGACTTGATCTCCTCTACGCCGGATGATCTGCCTCCCAGGTACGGGTCGGACAGGTCAACGACGGCGATCGCGCGGATCGTCGACCTCGTCGAAGGAGGGCGCCAGCTCATTGTCTCCCTGTACGGAGGCGCCGGGGTCCAGATTCCCGCGACCGCCGTCAACTGGGCGGGAGTGAAAACCGCGCACGTGCTCCTCGATCCGGACACGGGCCGTCCCGTCCATGCGCTCGGGCCTGCCCCGTCACCCGAAGGGCCGCTCCCGGCGGTCCCGAAAACTCCCGAGCCTAAGCCGGTCGCACGGCACGCGGTGCTCACGCCGCAGTGGATGGGCACATGGATACCCGGCGGCTGGTCGCGGTACGGAGACGGCGGAGCCTGGCAGGGCACCAACCCCGCAGGCCAGCGGCTCCGGGGCCTCATCACTTATGGGCGCCAGCTCGAAGCACTCGGCACAATCACAATCACCCGAGCGCTGCTCACTGTCCGACCCGCGGCGCACGTCCCGCCCTGGGCGCTCGTGATTCAGCCCGCCGCCTACTCGGAGTCGGGTCCGCAGCCCATCGGCGCGACGCAGACGATCAACGTGAGCGCCGCGCAGGCACAGGTCGACATCACGGCCCTGGCAAAGACGATCCCCGCTGGCGCTGGCCTCGCGCTCGTCGGTACTGCATACGGCGGCATCACCAAGGGCGGAGCGAGCGCAGCCCTCACCATCGACTACACCGAAACACTCCAAAGCAAGCCCACAGAAAGGCGCGCCCAATGAGCTACCAGGACCAGCGCGGACACAAGGTGCCCTCACCTACCGACCCGGCCCGCCGACAAGACCTCCTCGACCTGTCCCTATCCATTCCCTCGTACAAGGCGTGCGCGTCCGAGACCGCCGCCTCCCAGTACGTCGCCGCGCTCGCGGGCGTGGGCCTCACGGCCTCACCGCAGCAGCCTGTCTACGTATGGCGCACGGATCTCAACGCGGTTCGCGTATGGGATGGGCGCCGCTGGTCGGGTGAGTCGAATCTGCAGATGGAGCTGAGCGCGGTCGGCGACGTGCCGGTCGGCTCCGGCCTCAGCACAGGCGTGCGGAACGGCATTATCAAGGCCGGCAAAGTCGCTACGTCTGCGACAGAAGTCCAGTTCGGAAACCTCTACCTTGACAGCATTACGTTCCAGACGCCTTTTCCGACCGACTGCGTGTCTGTCACCGTGACACCGCTATACGGGACGGGCTCAGCTGGCTGGAACTTCAAGCAGGCGCAGCAGTTCTGCCTTGACTCGATGAGCCGCAACGGCTTCCGCGCGATGCTTCCGGGGGTCACTACCCCTGGCCGTCACGCCTACGCCTGGACCGCAATCGGCTACTGACACCCCCTGATCTTTCATGCCCTCGGACAAGCCCGTCCGGGGGCTTTCCCATACCCAAGAGGAGAAAACAATGGAACCGACCATCGAGCAGCTCATGGCGTCGATGACCCCCGCGACGGACACGCCGCCCGACGTCGTCGCCCCGATCTACATCCCCTACGAGCAGACGGAGGCCGCGCGATGAGCATGACCGCACAGAACGTCCTCGCATGGGCAGCCGGCGAAATTGGTTACACGCGCTGGGATGACCCCGAAGAGGGGTCGAAGTACGGTCGCTGGTACGCAAAGCGCCACGGCGCATACTACGGCACGTCGGGCGTGCCGTTCTGCGCTATGGGCGCGTCATGGTGCGCGACCGACGATGAGGACAAGTCTGTCCTGCCCGGCGGGGACTTCGCCTATGTCCCCTACGGGATCAACGCAGCCGCGCGCGAAGGCCGACTCGTCTCCCCCATGACCCAGGCAGCGCCCGGAGACCTGGTTTGCTTCGACTGGGACGACGACGGCATCGCCGACCACGTCGGAATCGTTGAGGCCAATTACGGCGGATGGATACAGACGATTGAATTCAATACGTCGTCCGGCGCTGCGGGCTCGCAGTCGAACGGCGGCGGCGTGTGGCGTAGGACCAGAGACTGGTCCTCGGTGTGCGCGGTCATCCGCCCGCACTACGGCGACGCGGCCACGGCATCGGGCTACACCGATGTCACGGCGCTGCAGGCTGCGGTCGGCGCGACCGCTGACAATGTCGTCGGTCCCGATACAACGAAGCGTATCTATGCCGTCGTAGCCGCCAGCTCCTGGGGCGGGCGGCAGTTCCCCTTCGGGATCGAGTACGTGCAGTCCGTGATCGGTACCGAGGCTGACGGGGTCTGGGGCGATGCCTCGGACGAGGCGCACGATCGAGTCGTCGGCGACCTCCAGCGCGCCGTCGGTGTCGATGACGACGAGATCTACGGACCCGCCACCAACCAGGCGATTAACACCGCGCTCGCGGGCGCGGAGAAGGGGGAATGACGATGAATGACCTGCTTCTTGGGCTTCATACGGATCCTTTTCTGACGACGGTCGTCGTCGGCCTGATCTGGCCGATGGTACAGGCCGCGCTCGACCGTCCGTACTGGACACCGTCGCGTCGTAAGGTGCTGCTGGCCGTGGTCGCGGTCATCGTCTCTCTCGCCGTCTGGGTGTCTGGCACCTATCCGGCGACGTGGCGGCTGCTGATCGCACAGGCCGGCGTTTTCCTGGGCATCGCGTGGAGCGTGTTCCAGGTACTCTCCGCCGTCCGTATTCACGGCGTGAGCCTGATTGACTGGGTCGGTGCTGTGACGCCTGGCGGCGAGTCCGTCAAGGAAGTTCGCGCTGCCGCTGATTCTGTTCCTTCGACCCGGGTAGTTGACGGGGCCGCGCAGGCCAGCCGTGACTGAGCTGCTTGCGGACCCGAAAGTCACGGACGCTCTGGCGGCGCTCGTCGTCGCGGTCCTCGTCGCGATGACAGGTGTCGTCGCGCTGGTCGCGAGCCAGGTGCGCCGCTGGCTCGAAGCGAAGTTCGCGCACGTCCTCGAGGGGGTCGAGGAGGCCCGCGCTGCCGCCCTATCGGCGGACGCGCAGGTCTCGAACGACCACGACACCAACATCAGGGATGACCTTGATCGCGCGATCGCGACCGTCCACGCGGTCTCGGACCAGATCGGCGAGCTGACCGGCCACGTCGGCACGCTCGCTGATCAGCTTGGGCGCGTCGAGACGACGCTCAGCAATCACGGGAAGAGTCTCGAAGCCGTCGAAAGCCGCGTCGGTCGGATCGACGAGCGCGGAGGCCGCATGGCCGAAGAGATCCACGACGAGCGCGTCGCACGTGAGGCGGCTCAGCGGACCATCGACGAGCACTCGCACGACGCGCACGCGCGGCTACACGAGCGCCTCGACAAACTCGAAGAGAGGATAAACGAACAGTGACGACCACCATTACTGGTACTGTCGGGCGGCTTGACGGCGCTCCCGAGCCGCAGGCGTACATCGTCGCTACGCTCGCGGGGACAGGTGAGAACCTCGCTGTCCTCGCGGGCGGGCCGGTGGCCCGACAGGCCGATGTGCGAGGACAGATCGTCCTCCCCCTCGACATCCGCACGGAGACGCAGGTGCATCTGCGTCTCGCGATACCGGGTCGCACGCTCCGCGAGGCGACTGTGTCCCTGCGCCCGTCGGTCGCCTACGACCTGGCGCAGATCTTCTCCGGCGCCGCGTCGCCGACCCCTGCGCCCGCGCCGGTCCCCGGTACGGGCGGCGTCGAGGTCTCCGGCGATGGGGACACCCTCACCCTGAACGGCACGGTCTCCGGCGACGGGGACACACTCGAGATCGGAGCCTGATAAATGGCAGCGAAACCGACCCTGTACACGAAGCAGGGCACCGATAAAGCGATCGCCCGCGCGGTCGCACCTCTCGCCACCAAAGCTGAGCTGTCCGGCTACGCGACGAAGTCAGAGGTAGCGACAGCCGCAGCCGGCGGCAGAGTCGACCTGACCGACTACGCGAAGAAGGCCGAGCTGAACGGCCTCGCGACCCGCGAGGAACTGGGCAGCTACGCGACCACTCGCCAGGTCGCCGACCTCGCCTCCCGCGCTGACCTCACGGCCTACGCGACGAAGGACGAGATTGTCGGAGTCGCAAAACGATCCGACCTGACCGGCCTCGCGACGAAGGCCGAGCTCTCCGGCTATGCGACGAAGGGCGACGTCGCAGGTGTCGCGCACGCCGCGGACCTGACCGGCCTTGCCACGAAGGCTGAGCTGCAGGCCGCGCTCACGGGCGTCGGTATCACTGTCGTCGCCACCGAGGCCGAAGCGCAGCGCCTACCAGACGGCGCGCTGTACTTCCTCGCCGCCGCAGCTTCGCCCGCGCAGCCGCCGACCCCAACGCCCGGCCCCGCGCCTGCCGCAGGCCCCACCGTCGTTGCCCACGCCTCGGGCTCTGTTGTCGGCCAGACAATCACCGTCAAGCTCGACGGAAAGTCCGGAGACAAGGTAATCCTGGGTATCAACGAGAAGGCGCAAGGCGGTCGCGCGACCGTGAGCCTCCCGCAGGGCTGGACGACCCTCGTTGATCCGTACTGGGTCGGAACGATGAGCGCGACCATCATTACCGGCCCCTGGGCACCCACAATCACGATCACGATGTCTCAGAACGCCGAGATCGGCTGGGCCGCAGCAGCAGTACGCGGCGCCTCCCGCATCGAGGCCGGCACCGTCAAGAAACGCCAGGCCGAACCTGTCGAAACCAAGACCTGCACGGCGCCCGCGCTCGCGGGTGCTGGTCTCGCGCTCGGCTTTACTTTCGAGCGCACGAGTGCCGTCGAGTCATCTGAGCAGGTTACGGTCTCGGAGGGCTGGGAGAAGATCGAGTTCGCAGCGCAGGACGGCCTGAATTACCAGACTGTGACGCTCGCGAAGAGGGTCGCAGCCTCTCCCGCTGACCTGGTCGTGACCTACCCGAACGTCCAAGGGAGTAACGGAATCGGTGTCCAGGTGGTCGCCCGTGGCTGAGCTGACCATTTATCGCCGTCGACGCGACGGCGGTGACGTGCCCGGGGTCGTGCGCCGCCGACGGCGCGACGGGGGAGATCTTCTCCTGCGCCGCCGTGAGGCGACGACCCCGGTCACGCCGACCTCGACGGACGTCGTCGAGCAATTCCTCAAGCAGAAGCCCTTCTATATCGCGCATAGAATGGGCGGCACAGAGTATCCAGAATTCACACAGCGCGGTCTCGAAGCCTCGCTGCGCGCAGGCTTCAAGGCCCTGGAGATCTCCGTCCGTCTCTCTGCGAAGGGACCGAACGGAGAGCCCGCCGAATTCGTCGCGATCCACGACTGGAAAACGACGAGGACCGTGCCTGGCACGGACCTGCCGATCTGGTCTACCCCCTGGAGCACACTGCGCACACTCCAACAGGGAACGGGGCCGTTCATGCGGCTTCGCGACATCGTCGACCAGATCCCAGATGACGTGGTCCTCGCGATCGACCACAAAACGACGTCATCTGAGGACCAGCGAAACACTGCTGATCTGCAGGCCGAGGAACGGCTCTTTGAGTACCTCGACACCGCTTTCGGTGGGCACCCAGAGCGCCGCGTCATCTGGAAGATTTTCGCGAAGGGGACGAGCGCGGTGCGCGCGAAAGCACGCGGATACCGCACAATGGCAATGCTCTACCCCGCAGAAGTTCCCGCGGCTGACCTCGGCTCATGGGACATGATCGGCATGGAGTGGTCCGCGAGCGCGGACGTGTGGAATCGGATCAACGCGACCGGGAAGCCGACGATCGCGCACATCATCACCAACGAGGGACAGGCGAGGACGGCGCTCGATAAGGGCGCGTCCGGCCTCATGGCGTCCTTCCCGTCACGTGTGCATCCGTAGCAGCTGAGAGGCCCCACCCTGCCGGGGTGGGGCCTCTCTCGCTATTCAGGCTGGGCTGCGTACCGCTGTCGCTGGGCACGGCTGACGGCTCGGAATGTGTCGTCAGTGCGGGCGTTGGCTGCTGCTTGTGGGTCGCGGGCGCGGGCGAGCCGAGCGAGGTTCTCTGGGCTGGCTGCTCGTGCCCCTGTCCGCTCGCGGAGGCTGGCGGCGATGAGCTTCGTTGTGCGCGGCAGCTCGTAGGCCTCGCGGTATTCGGCGGCGCTCATGCCGTGAGTGCGCATGATGTGTGCGGCTAGGCTCAGGCAGGCTTTGCCGCACTCGTGGCAGATGAGCCGTCCTTCTTCGTCCTCTGTGATGCGTCCGTAGACCCCGGCGCCGACGGGCTGGCCGACGCGGGGTGCGGGCTCGTCGGCGTGCGGGCCTCGCGCTCGCTTGTAGTGCATGAGACAGAGGCCGTGTGAGATCGCGTCGCGGTCGCACCACGGGGCCGAGCATAGGTTGGCCGGGGTGCCTGGGGAGCGGACCCAGCGGCGCTGAGCAGCCCACGCCTCGACAGCGGCGACGCTCCACCAGTAGGCATGGCCGACGCGGATAGGGCGCAGGCCCTCGCGGCGCATGGTCTGGCAGAGCTGAAGTACATCACGCTTGACACCGAGGAGGGCTGGCACCTCGGCGGTGGGCAGGTAGCCGCGTTCGCGGGCTTCGGTCTTGGTCATGACGGCGTCGACGTCTTGGCGCATGGTGTGGTCTCCTGCTGTGGGGGAAGGCCCCGGCCCCTTGTGGGGTCGGGGCCTTCTTCGTTCTGTCAGAGCGCGTGGTTGGCGCAGACGGCCCAGAAGTCGTCGTCGGTCACGACCTGGTAGTAGCCCTGGTCGTTCAGCCATTCGACATTGGCTTCGGGGTCGTAGGCGCGGTACCAGGCGAACGTCTCGCCGGCGATTGCCGCGACGTCGTGTTCGTCGGCGTAGTCGCCGAGGGCATCGGATACGGCGTCGCAGACGTCGCTCATGGTGGAGTAGCGCTGGTCGCAGCCGGTGGTCTCGATGATCTCGGCGAGCTGCTCGGCGGTTTCGATGTTGTTCATTGGTCTCTCCTTCTTTGAGGTTCGGGGGGCTTGTTCCCTCCCGATGCATTAACTATACATCGTTCCCGACGTATAGTGCAAGCTGGAATGAATGTGACGTGCGCTACTTGGCAAGGTCGGTTCGTGCGCCCTGGCCAGGGCGCGACGCCTGCCAGTCGTCGATAGTCTCCGGTGCCCAGCCGCGTAGAGGGCCGGACGGAGTCGCGATAATGACGTCCGCGTCGGGCATGAGGTCTTTGAGGATGTATGAGCGGATCGTGGGGACGGTGAGGCCGAGGCGCTCTGCGACGGCGGCGGTCCCGAGGTACTCGGTAGGCATGGGATCTCCTGGTCAGTCGTAGGGGGAAACAATTTCGACGGGAATGTCATCGTCACTGAGGAGCTGGAAGGCCCGCCCGACGCAGGCGCGGTAGGCCGCAATGGGCAGGCGCTGCGCCCAGCGCGTGTGCTGCTCGTAGTCAGCCTGTGTGGAGTAGGCGATGAGTGCGGTCGGGAGGCTGCGGACGGTCTCATCCTGGTCCTCGATGGGTGCGAGAAGCTCGTCGAGGCACTCGAGCGCCGTGTCCTCAAGATTGCCGAGGGTCATGTGGACGCTGAGTGGGTCTCGGGGCTCACTCTTTCCGATCTCCCAGGACCGGACGGTGCCCTCATTGACGTCGAAGATTTCGGCAAGGTCGGCGCGACTGAGGCCAAGGGCTTCGCGTCGACAGCGCAGACCAACGGGCGTGAGTAGATTGCGGGGCATTGCGCCTCCTTCTTCTGTGGTGTGGGGAGGCCCCGGAGCGTGTACCCCGGGGCCTCCTATAGTGTCAGTCGAGGAACTTCTGGACGTCGCCGCCGATCTCCTCGAGGACGGTCAGCGTCTCCCAGACGTCGGCGTAGCCGTCGGTGAGGGCCTGTGATTCACACTCGGCGGCGAGGGCGTTGTAGATGCCGTCGCGCCCTCCGTCGAATACGTTGTACTCGCCGAAAACGCGGTCCTCGTCGGCCTCGGTGTAGGCCAGAGGCAGGTCGGTGACGGTGAAGCCGTTGGCGTCGAGCAGTGCGCGATCCTCGCCGCTCATGCGGACGGCGGCTTCAATGAGGGCTTCGCGCAGCTCCTCGATCTCTCCACCAGGAAGGCTCTTCTCGAACCACTCCTCAGCGGTCTCGCGCTGACCATCGACGATGAGGTAGCGAGCGAAGCGGTCGGCGCTGTCGGCAATGTAGGTGACGGTGGACATTTCTGATCTCCTTTGTTGAGGTTCGGGGGGCTTGTTCCCTCCCGATGCATTAACTATACATCGTTCCCGACGTATAGTGCAACCTGGAATGAATGTGATCTACAAAACAGTATCAGGTGAGGACGTGCGAGTCCATCCGCGACGTCAAGGCCGCGTCGCGCTCGCGGGTCGCATGCTGGTATCGCAGCGCGACGTCGACGTCGCTGTGCCCGCCACGGTGAAGCAGCTCAGCGAGAGTCGCGCCCTGCTGCGCAAAAATCGTGAGGCCTGTATGCCGCAGGTCGTGGAACTTGAACCACGGGATGTCCGCATCCTCCCTCGCGCGCTCCCAGGCTCCGCGCAGGCTATTAGGGTGCAGGGGCAGGCGCGGGGACCGCTCGGAGGATAGGATCCAGGCCGTGCCTGCAGGCTCGACGTAGGACTCAAGGTGAGTGCGTAGCGCGGGGACCAGCGACGCGGGGATGACTATCTCGCGGACGCCGGCGGCGCTCTTCGGCGGCAGCTCGACCGGCCCCTCCCCTGCCAGGTACTGCACTTGTCGCTCGATACGGAGAGTCGCGGGCGTGGAGTCGAGGTCGAGGTCGCGGCGTTGCAGGCCGGTCAGTTCACCGAGCCGCGTCTGGCACCAAGCGGCAAGCAGGACGGCGATGCGCAGGCGCGCGGGCATGGCGTCGGCTGCGGCTCGGACCTCCTCGGGGGTCGCGCCCTGCCGCTCGCGCTCGCGGACGGGCCGGTGCTTTTGTCCCTCGGGTACCTTGCATGGGCTCGCCTCGATGAGGCCGGCTTTCACCGCGGCGTTCATGCAGACCGACAATGTCATGTAAATCGGGCGCGTAACGCCTGGACCTTTGGCTTCCCAGACGCGCTGGTACCAAGCATCGACATCCTCGACGCTGATCGCTCCGAGGGGCTTCGCGCCAAAAACCGGCCTGAGCTGCCTCATCCGGTAGGTGTGAGTCTGGATCGTCTGAGGCGTGCGGCCCAGTCGCTCGAGCGACGCGAGCCAGCGGTCCGACCAGGCTGCGAAAGTGATAGCCGCGCGCTCGGTGGCAACCTCCTGTGCGCGATCGCGCTCGCGGCTTTCCTTTGGGCTGGTCCAGGTGCCCTCGCTGATCTCGGCCTCGACATGCGCAAGGAAGGCACTCGCGTCAGTCTTGCGAATAAAAGATCTCCCGGCGGTGTACTTGCCGCCGTCGGGCCCTGTGTAGCGAACCTCGAATCGCCCGCTGCGGGCTTTCCTGATCGAGCCGAAGGCTCTCTGTCCGCTCATATCTGCCTCCTCGTCGGGGAAGTGGCGCAGAATCTTTTTCCACTGCGTGCGCCACGCCTGCGCCACTAGCAATGCTACATCGTGCTACATCCTGATACATGGGAGAGAGTAGGGCGAGGGCCTGAAAACGGTATGAGAACAACGAAAACCCCGGAATCTCAACGAGACTCCGGGGTATGTGTGGAGATGGGGGGGAATCGAAACAGAGGCCCTTATCCACGCCGAAAAATGGGCGCGTAGATCGGCGCGCGCCACTACAGCGCCACTAGGTTTAGCGGAATATGCGGCCCCAGCCGCCCGGCTTCGGCGCGGGCTGCTGAGGCACGCCGGGCCACTGGATAGGAGCGGGCGGCGCTGAGGGCGTGGGCTGAGACTGCGCAGCCTTCACAGCGGCTCGCGTGTGTGCAACGAAGCGCATCAATCCGTCGACGGCTTTGCGCTCGAAATGGAGAGTCAGCAGGGCACTGCGTGTCTCGATCATGAGCCACTTATCCCCGCCGCTCCGCTTCTTCGCGGCGAACGCGAAGATGCCGAGTGCGACGAGGCGGGTAGCAGTCACGCGCGCCTGCGCTGCTTCGCCGTCCTCGACCTCGACGCTGACAACGTCGGTCAGCGGGATCCGCTGAATCGGCTCGCCGCGACGCTTCGAGTCATACAGGAGCTCAGTGTCAGTGCAGATGATCTCAGCGGGATCGGATGAGTAGAGGCGGAAAGCGCCTTTAGGGCGGTGCATAGCTCCTCCTTTGAGTGCGACCTACCTATATGGGCAGTCTACAGCTCGCGCGAGGACGTGGAGGCTATTCTGGAGAGACTTCGTCCGCGAGGCGGCGCTCCGCCTCGGCAGCTACATCGGAGCCACTGACTCCGAGAGCTTCGCACATCGCACCGAAGTCGCTCATCGTACAAACAGTGTCGCCCGCGAAGATCTTGTAACAGCGCGCGCGAGTGATGCCGGCCCGCTCGGCCAGGCGGTCGATAGTCAGGTCCAGACTTTGCAGACGCTCCTTGAGTACAGCTAAGACAGCGCGTTCAAAGGGACTCGATTTAAGAGATCTGCTTCCCATGAGGTAAGCATATCTACTTGTGTAGACCCATGTCACATGAAAACGAGTTGCAAAAGCTCTATTTGTGGACTTATATAGTAGTCATTGGTCTACAATGTAGAAAGGAACCATGAGATGACGGTCGCAGCCGTAATCAAGAGCATGGCCCGTGAGCTGGGCATCTCTCAGACAGAGCTTGCTGCCCGCGCTCGTATGAGCCGAGCGAGCCTGTCCCTCAAGCTCAACGAGCGCCGAGATCTGACCTTGCCGGAAGTTGAGAGGCTAGCAGCAGTGCTCGGCACGTCCATCCGCGAGCTCATCGACCAAGTCGAGCGCACCACCGAGACAGCACCCGCGCCCGAGAAATCGCGAGGCTATGCAATCGCCGATAAGGCGACCGGCGTCGTGATCCTCCAGGCCTCGCACGGCAGCATCTACGACGAGGACGTTCCGGCATGAGCGACGTTGTCAAGGCGATCATCTTCCTGATTCTCGTAGTTGCCGGCGTTCCGGTTTTCTTCTGCGTTGGCTACATCGTGTCTGTCTGCGCCGGTCGCGCGTTCGAGGCGGCGCTAGACGCACTAGGAGCGTTTGCCGATGCTGCCTACGTCGCTGGTGAGCGTCTCGTCGAAGCAATCGATAAGGCGGTGTTCAGAAAATGACAACCGCATCCCCGTTCGCACCTGGCCGCTGGTATTCAGCGCAGCAGGTGCAGGAGACGCTCAGCCTCTCGCGCTCGACCGTCGAGCGCCTCAGAGTTGAGGGCAAGGTCTCCGCGATCAAGATCGGGCGCTCCGTCCGGTACAGCGGCGACGACCTAAACCGCCAGTGCCAGAGCCTCGGCTCCGGCGAAAAGAAGAGCTCCCAGCGGTAGAAGCGCTGGGAGCGAGCAGAACCCCTAGAGAAAGAAGGAAGATTCCGTGAACAAGCCTACCACACGCCGCCGCCACCTGCGGCCCTGGCGAACCCTCATCGGAGGCGCGTCACTCGCCGCCGCCCTCACCCTCGGTTTCGCAATGCGAGGCCTCGACAACCCCAACGGCCTCCCCGAGTGGACCTTCTTCCCCGCCCTCGGCCTCCTCGCGCTCGCGGTCTGCTTGATCCGCGCTGACTGGAAGGCGGGCAGACTGTGAGCGCCTCTGCCATCTTCGTTGTCGTTGTCCTCCTCTTCGTCGGATGCGGCCTACTCACATGGATCGCAGTCCGAGGGGCATCGCGCGCGGCTTCCATCGAGGAGATCGCTGCTCGTATGCAGCGCTCCGCATCGAAGGCACGCGCGAAGGGCACGACGCTACTCGAGCGGCATGTGGACTTCGATTACTACGACGTCGACGGCGAGGCCCCGCTGCCTCACTTGATCTGCCTGGCGACGCAAGACGTCATTATCGAGGCCGAGCTGAATAACTGCTTTGCACTCGATACACCGAAGATCGCAGTCGATCTTGATCGCCAGCAGATTCACGTGACCCTCGAAGTGCTCAGGCTCGATGAGCCGAGCCGGGAGGTGAGGGCCTGATGCTGGAGAAGCCGCCCCTCGATGTCGAGATCACGCGCGCGATCGCACGTGCGCACATCCTCTACGCGAACCGCCCGCACATCGACGAGCGCGTGCATCGCCTGGTCATGGAGGCCTGCGCCCGCGCCGCTCACCATCCGGTCGAGGTCAAGCCCTCACGTTCGGCGCTCGCGCCGATGAGGCCTCGCCGATCCGCTTAACCACCAACACCAAGAACAGAAGGAACCACAATGAGCAAGAAGTTCTGGGCAGCAGGCGCTGCCCTCACCCTCGCGGCGCTCGCACTGCCCTACGGCGCCGCATACGCCGCCGCCGAGGCCACGCCGACCATGACCGCGCAGGTCACCAAGGCCACCAGTGCCTCCCGCCAGACATCGAGTGAGGTCACCGTCGAGGGAACCTGGTCCACGCCGAAGCTCGCGGTCGGCCAGCACTTCACCGTTGCCAGCAAGGACGGCGGCTTCAAGTGGTATGCCGGCTTTCCCTTCGTCCTCGACGACGGGACCAAGATCGGCGACTGCGAGGCCGACGAGGCGACGCTGACCTGCACGGTCACCGAGGTTCCCGCGTCCTACGCGGACAAGACCGACGTGACCGGAAACTTCCATGCCCGCGCGCGTCTCTCGGACGCCGCAGTCGGCACTGAGGACACGCAGATCGTCGTGAACGGCGAAGTCGCGCGCACGCTCGTCTGGGGAGACCGTGACGGCTCGGGCACCTGCACGAACGACTGCTCGACGCCCGCGCACTTCGAGTATGCGGCTCCCGAGACGATTAAGTTCGGGTGGACCACTGCCGACAAGTCGATCAGCTGGGGCATCAAGTGGGCAGTCGAAGCTGGCAAGACCTACACGCTGACGGACGAGACGAACGCTCTCCCGAAGGCCGTGAAGTGCAGTAGCGGTCCGACCTGGGATCCTGCGACGACGACCTGGACCGACGGCACGCTCGACGAGTCAGCGCACACGCTGACGTTCACGCCGCCTGCTGGCTCGCTGGTGTGCGTCGTCTACCCTGCGGCGACCCCGCACGTCGAGGGCCAGGACACCTACACCAACCGCGCGACGATCAACGGCAAGAGCCTTGAGGCAACCGCGACGATCAAGGCCTCGGGCGGTACCGACGGCGACGGCAAGACCAAGCCGCAGCCCGCGCCGGTCCCCACGCCTGACCCGAGCATGCCGACACCCGCGCCGGTCCCGTCTCCTCTCCCGAAGCCTTCGCAGAAGCCGACCCCGGTTCCGACTCCTTCGGATGAGCCGCAGTCTGCGCCGTCCCAGATGCCTACTCCTACGACCGCACCGAAGCCTGAGCCGACCGCTACGCCGGTCACCGAGAAGCCTCAGCCGGAACCTGCGCCCGCTACCGTCCAGGCCCCGCAGGAGCGCCTCGCTAAGACGGGCGCGACCACTGACGGGATCGTCCTCGCAGTCGGGATCATCGCTTTCGGCATCGGCGTTGGCCTCGTCATCCTTCACCTGCTCGAAGGCCGTAAGCACAACAAGGAGACCGCCCGATGAGCGAAAAGCGCCTCACAAAACCTGTGACACTCAGCCTCGCGTTCGACGACCTCGGGTGGCTGCGCGGCTTTCTCAACGAGGGGCGCGTGAGAGCAGATCACGACTACAAGAATGTCGAGTCCCTCCACAGCGACCTGGCTATTCGCGCGGCACAGGAAGTGCTCAGGAGTGAGCACGCGCGAATGACGAAGATCGTCGACGAAATTAACAGGCTGCTCGCAGTTATCGACGAGCGCGAATCCTTCGCAAGGAAGATCGCCGCGACGGTGCCAGGAATACCGGACATCTCTAACACCCACCCACCACTAAGTAAGGAGACGGAGCTGTGAACCTCAAGAAGAAGATCAAAGTCGAGCTGGACCAGACGGACGCGGCTATCGCAGCGGTCCTCCTCGCAGAGCAGGCCGGACGCCAGGCTCTCAAGGCCCTGCTCGCAGACAAGGCGGCAGAGATCGGCGGTACCACCAATCGAGGGGCTCGCGCGCTCGCAGACTCGTACATCAAAGTCGGGTGCGCTCTGACGGTCGCGATTATGGAGGAAAAGACCAATCGCGGGTTGCAGAGCACTTTCTCGCTTGTACAGGCGTCCGATCGAATGGCCGACGCTATCAAGGCCTCTGACGAGGTCGTCGCAGCGATGGAGGAGGAGTGGTGAAAGGTCGATACATCGCGGTCTATCTCGACAGCGCTCAGGTGCAAGCGCTGCGAGACGACGCGCAGGAGACGGTTCTCATCGCTGATGAGGATCTGGAGATCACGAAGCAGATCAACGACCTCGCCGCCCGCCGTCTCGCTCGCGAAGCGATCGACAAGAAGCGCGACCTGTACCTCGAGATCGTCGGAAAGCTCCAGGAAGCAGCTGAGCGCCTCAACGTCGGTGAGGGCGACTACATCGACGAATGAGCACACTCCCCGATGAGCGCGGCCAACGGGGAGGCCACCCGCCACCCAGAAAAACAAGGCGGGACAGGCTAAAGCCCGCGCAGCCCGACCAGCAGACACCCGGGTGCAAGTCCCGGGCGGGCACGAAGCCCACACCAGCGAGTGCAGGGCAAGAACCCTAGAGAAGGAACATCAATGACCACCATCAACGAGATCAAGGACAGGCTGAACGCAGTCGCGTTCGCGGGCCGCAGCTATGCAGGCGCAGACCGCGCCGCCGTCGCCAAGGCCTACAGCGACGCTGTCACTGCCTTCGACCAGAACGCCACCGTGGATATGGCGTATCTCCTCGACCGTATCGAGGAGCTGCAGAAAGCGATCATCTCCGCTGCGGCCGAGCTCGCCGCAGCCGCCGTCTCCGTCGCAGACCGCTACGCCGGCAACGATGCTGAGGCGCTCGAAATTCGGCTCCTGGTCGGCGACCCCGTCGACAAGCTCGTCAACGTCGCGCAGGGCGCCGCGATCACAACCGAGGAGGCAGGAGAATGAGCAGCGCCGGACTCCTGAGCGTTGAGTGGGAGATTACGGACCAGCATCTCCCGATGCCACACATTGTTGCGACGGCCTGCGCAGCGTTCGTCGAGGAAGTCGAGCGCCGCGGACTCGTCATCCGATCCGGCCCCTCCCCCTCGGTCCAGCACGCGCTCCGACTCGTCAAGGTCACGGGCAAAGTCGCCAAGCCTGACGACGTCGTCGAGGAACCACAGCCGCCGCACACACTCCGCCGCTGCCCCGCCTGCGGCGTCCACATCTACGACCTGACCGATGTTGAGGGAGACGACAAGTGATCGAGATCAAGACCGTGCGCACCGTCCACGCCTACCGCCGCTGCCCCGTCTGCCGCACCCAGCTCGCACCGAAAGGCGCGAACGTCCGCATCACAATCGACGCCGAAAACGAAGCGACCGCAATTGAAGCGTTCACCCACAAAGCCTGCGCAAAAACCGTCATCAGCTTCACCCGCGAGCGCGGATACACGCCTGCCGAGCTCGCGGAGGTCGGCGTCTGGGCTGAGGAGCAGCGATGAGGCTCCCGATCAGGATCCAGCGCCACAGCGCGCGCGGTTGGAGGACACCGGCTCACGCGAAATATGTAGGGCCGGGCAGCTTCTACGGCAATCCGTTTTGGGTCGCTCGGTCGCAGTTTGAGCTTAAATATGGCGGCGCCTTTGTCGTCGAGTCTCCTGCGGAGGCTGTCGAGAAGTTTCGTGAGTGGATCAGACACACGGCAGAGGGGCGGTTCGTCGCTGGGTGCGCGGCGCGGAATCTCTGGGGCCTCGATCTCGCGTGCTGGTGTCCTGCTGATCAGCCGTGTCACGCGGATGACCTCTTGGAGATTGCAAACCCGCGCGGAGAGCGCGAATTCGAGAACCCCTACTACAGGATGTGGGACCGAGACGAGGTCGCAGAATGACAACGATCGGCAGTCTCTTTACTGGCTACGGCGGTCTAGATATGGCGGTCCGTATGGCGCTCGACCCGGATGCGCGTGTCGCATGGACGAGTGATGTTGAGCCGGGGCCGCGCAGGCTTGCTGAGGTGCGGTGGCCGGGTGTGCCGAACCTCGGGGACATCACGCAGATCGACTGGGAGAACGTCGAGCCGGTGGACGTCATCTGCGGCGGCTCGCCGTGTCAGGATCTGAGTCTCGCAGGTCGCCGTGCGGGCATGGCCTCGGGGACGAGGTCGGGTCTGTGGGAGTCGATGTTCGAGGCAATCAAGACGCTGCGTCCGCGTCTGGTGATTTGGGAGAACGTGAGAGGAGCGCTGACAAGTGGAGCGTTCAGTCTGGTGGAACAAGAATCGCGACTGCTGGGAGACAGAGCAGATGGACCTGCTCTCCGGGCGGCAGGACGTGTGGTCGGAGACTTGGCCGGCCTCGGGTATGACGCGCAATGGTGTGTTGTCCGAGCTTCCGACTGCGGCGCCCCTCACCAGCGAGAGCGGTTTTTCCTTACTGGTCACCCCGCAGGCGAACCTTGGCAGCTGCGGGGGCTCACAGCCTCCACAGAAGCGCAGGGAGGGCGGGCACTCCGTGAGTCTTGCGGACCAGATCGAGCACCTAGCGCACTGATTCCGACGCCGACTGCGTCGGACCACAAGGCCGGTCGGCACCAGGAGGGGACGGGCATGAGCCTGAGCCAGGCGGTGCAGATGCTGCCGACTCCGGTCGCGCAGCCTTCGGGCAACTCCCCCGAGGCACACCTGCAGAAGAAGCCGGGCCGCGAGCGAGTAACCGACCTAGCGATCATCGTCGAGAACGGCTTACTGGCGACCGGGGGCCTACTACCGACCCCGCAGGCGACGAACGCGACGGCCTCCTCGATCGGCTACGGCGCGAATCTTCACGAGGTGGCTCGCGAGCTGCTGCCGACCCCGTCTGCGTCGGATGCGATTATGGGCCTTCCCCGGACGAGCGGACGTCCGCCGGAGAAAGCGACGAAGCTCGCGACGCGGATCGAGTACACCGATTTTGGGATGTACGCGCCCGCGATCGC